GGCCGACCTTATTGGCGGCCCGTTTCAGGCAGCCTGCGACGCGCAGACGCTGCTAGCCGCAGCGACGGCAAACTTCATTCAGAACGTCGGTATGAAGAAAACCGCTGACGGACTGGAAGCTCTGACGGTTGACTTTAGTTTTGACCGCGCGAGTGCCCCGGACCCCACCACCGGTAAGGTAACGGTAGAGACTGTAGATCTGAAGGTTCCGCTGTTGGCTATCGTCAACACTCCGAACCTCTCGATCAAGGAGGCCGAGGTCAACTTCACGATGTCGGTGTCTTCGTCCGATAGCAGCTCAACTTCGTCGGATTCGTCGGCCACTATGGACGGTGAAGCCAAGATGAATTACGGGATCTTCTCGATGAAGATCAACCTACACGGCAGCGTCGCGTCACACAGCGCATCTACACGCGCGTCAGACAACTCCGCTAAGTACGATGTCCGCGTTCTGGCCCGCGATGACGGCCCGCCTGAAGGTCTGATGAAGATGCTCGACATGCTGCAATCGGCCATTACACCGATTCCGGCCGCTGCTGTCCCCGCGAAGTAACTACTCACACGACCAAACTTCTGTCTGCGTTAGCAGATCCGTCGGAACGCCTGTATCGACGGTAAACGAAAGGTCTTCGAACAACGTCCGGTTAGTGGGTTGAACCGTTAACCGGCCGTTGTTTAACTCTATAAAACTAAATTCTTTACCCTGCTCCGGGGTCCGACTGTAGCCGTCGCCAAAATACGCGGCGGTGAACAAGTAGACGCCGCTGTAGTCTTTCGTCTTGACCCGCATTTCTCGAAGATAAGAAAATTCAAGCAAGCTGAACGTATCGCCGTAGCAATCCCACATCTGGGCGTCTCCGATTGCCCAGATAGGTTCTGGCGTTTGATTGAACGCAATGGCGTGCGGCGGTAGGGATCGATAGACGGCTCCGGACTCCAGCATGACGTTCAGACCCCACGATCTGCCGTACAAGGACACCACACCGAACCATACGGCGGGCTCGAAACCCACTCCGTTCTTTCGAATGAAAGCCGAGTCCACGAAGACATACTTGTGGACGGGTAGACTTGCTATGTACAAGCTCATAGACGGCGGCTAGGCGTAGCATTGATGATGTGTAATGCGAGCAGCTTTTGAGACAACGTCAAGGGCGGTGGGGGGCTAAACAAACGGCGCAAAAAAGCAAAGATCTTGGACATGTTTTCTTTCCTTGTACAATTTTCCATCAAGCCTACAAGCGCCGGTTTCCGCCCGGCAGTGCATAACCAGAGTACCGTCCGGCACACCGGGGGCATGACATTCACCCAAGCTCGCTGGCGGAAACACACTGTGAGCGCACGCCACGCAGAACTTATGAATAGTGTTCACAGTTTCTTTTTCTCATAGTAATCCGCGATAGCTGCGGCGCGGATTTCGGGCGTGACTGTTGACCAATCAAACTCCTTAACCGGACGACCGCGTCGGTACGTTACCCGGCCAAATTTAGCGGCGGCCTTGTCGGCCGCTTCGGCGGCAGAGGGCGGGTAGTTCGCCATAGTCTTCACGCTGCTCATCTTGTAGCTCCCGAATATCATACCTGCCTTGCGGTCTTAAGAAGCTCGATCCGCTCGCGGGCAACGCGCAAACTATTGTACCGTTGATGTAACCGTTCAAGTACGGCTACGCGTCGTTTACCTATGCGTTCTTCATCCAACAGACGAAGCACTTGCGTTTCGCTGTAAAGATTTAACGAGTGATTAAGTTCCCGCCAGTTCAATTCGATTCTCCAAAACATGTATGGACGCTGAAACTTTCTTAAGCCCTCTTCGGGCCGTGCGGAACACACGCGTCCGAATAATCTTCTCCGCCCTAGCGGCCTTCAATTTGGCCTTCAATACTTCTACACGTTTCATCGTAAAGCCTCCAACGCTACATTTGACATAGACCTTTTATCCTTCAAAGCCGCCCAGATCTGCTCGTCTACCGTACCTTCGGTAGTCAGCACATAACACCACACATCGTGCCGTTGACCGGAGCGGTGCAGGCGGCCAATGGTTTGTTCGTACAACTCCAACGACCACGGCAGCCCAAAGAACACAATCCGGCACCCACCAAACTGCAAGTTTAGCCCGTGGCCCGCCGACTTAGGGTGCACCAACAGAAGCTCGATCTCACCCGCGTTCCAGCGGTCAATCACATTTGGCGCGTCCAAGGTCTCCGCTTGCGGATACCGCCGTTGCAGCTCGGCCAACTCCTCGCGGTACTGGTACGCAATGATCGTATTGGCGTGTTGGTTTTCGGTTAGAAGATTGTCCAAAAGGTCGAGCTTGCAATGGTTAAGCCAACGCGAAGTCTGCGTTGTAATAAACTTACCGGGGGTGTCGGACGGTGTGGTGTTGGTTATGTAGATGAACCCGCTGGCCATCTGTTGCAGCTTGCTCGTCACAACCCCCGCGTTGGCCGCGATAGCGACCTCACCCGGAAACTGGAGCACGAACTCTTTTTTCATTTCCTTGTAGGCTTCCATCGGCATGGCGCATTTCAACCGCACAACATGCAGTGGTGGGAGTTTATCTTTATACTCGCCCGGCTCCAGCAGGAACGTAGCCTTTTTGATGCGGGCCATGACCTGTTCGAGGCTGCCCTTGCGGGGCTCCCACTGGCCAAACTCCGGGTTGATGAGCGTGAAATACTGCTGTTGAAAAGCACCTTTGCTGCGGCCCAGTAAGTTCTGGTCGATGATCTTGCACTGGCCAAACACATCTTCCAGCCCGTTACTTGTGAAAGAACCGGTCAGGCCCCACCGCACGTCGCAGTTTAATTGGTTGAACAAAGCCTTGAAGCGCGCGCCGGACGGGTTCTTCAGCCGGGTTAATTCATCAAAGACCACGCCATCGAAATGCATATGCGGCAGTGTCTGAAGGTTATCGTAATTGGTCACAACGATCTTCGCGTCCGACGCAAACGCGGCTGCTCGCTGTTGAGGCGTGCCGACGGCTATCGCAATACGCAGGCGCGGTGTCCAGAGCCCGGCCTCTTTGGGCCATACAGACTCCGCCACCCGCTTAGGGGCCACGACGAGGAATCGTTTGACCACGCCGTCGCGCAGTGCATCCCTCATGGCGAGTAAAGCAATAGCCGTCTTGCCCGCACCAACGGGCGCGAGGATCATCGCCCGCTTCTGCGAATAGAGAAAATCCGCAGCGTCTTCTTGGTAAGGTCTAGGCGTCATAGTGTGGCGGCATAATACAAGACATAAATGTATCAACCTCTTCTATTGTGCTGAGACAAACATAGAGCTGGTTCAAACGAATCATATCCATCGCAAAGATTTGTTGAAGCGCCGAAAACTTTCCACCCAGCGTCTTCAATTCGACAAACCAAGTGTCGCCGTTTGGAAGACACGCGATGCGGTCTGCTACGCCGCGTCTGCCGGGCGATGTAAACTTCCACGTCTTGCCGCCTATCCGCTCCACAGCCCACACAAAGTAGCGTTCTATCTCAGCCTCACGCATCCGTGGGCTCCAGCGGCTCCGCGTACAACTTTGCGTTAGGGCCGCACGCGCCAAGAACATCCCGGCATTCAACGGTACCTGATTTGTGCGCGTCGGGATGTCCGCAATATCCACGTTCGTGCCGAGGCCAGACGCCGTAAGCGCAGTGAAGGCAGTATTGAGTTTGTTGGTTTGCAACTCTCATGGCGCGTCACCGGGGAATCTTACTTTGTCCCAGCGGGGCAAAGCATCTAACAGAATACGTTCCATAAAACTGCGATTTGATAAGCCAAGTTTTTCGCGTAGCGCGGTGTAGCGCTTGAACAACTCGGGCGGCAGGTCGCACTGAATCGCAACGCGATTTTTCATCGAAACCACCAATGCCCGTTTGCCAGCCGACTGGCCACGGTCAGAACAAAACCGAGGCAAGTACAAAACCCGACAATGTAGATCGTCCATTGCGCGGAGGCGCTGACCAACCCGGCTCGGTATGCCACGTTAGTTAGCCACTGCGAGGCGACGCTAAATAACACCGTGTTTATCGCAATCAAAGCGATTGCGGAAAACAGGAATGCGATAGCTTCAAGATCGTCTTTCACGGTATTTCCTTTACACCCATAAAGTCCGGGCGCGCCCGGCGTTTCCACGTTGCGATATGCGCTTTGTGATCTCGGTAATACTGACGATACGCAGACACGGCGTCGTTCTGTTTACATTCGTCTGGCATTGCTTGGGCAAACGCTGTCAACGGACCCGAAGGAACCGACGTCGGCGGCTCGCGCAGCCCTTCAATTACAGCCCGACATTTATGGTCTTTACCATATCTATGGGTGTACTCGTCGCAAAGCGCTAACCCTAGTCTTACCAACCAATCGTAATTGCCGCTTGTCGCACGGGCCCAACGTGTGCACGGGTGATTCTTGTGGGTGGGCTTGTACAACGCATTCGGCGCGTTAATTGTACACAGCATTTGCGCTGTTTCCAGCGGCATCTTAACGACATGCTTGTCGAGATGCATTTCAGCAGCCATGATGGGGTCGGCGTGAAGCGCGAAGATGTTCATTCATTTTCTATAAACCGTCAAAAACTTATTGACAAGCTATTTCTTGTCACCATACTCCCGCCCTCGCCAAATAAATTGCAAGGATCTCAAGTGAGCCATTCAACAGTCGTCGGCGGAAGCACTGCCAAGCGCGTTCTCGCGTGTCCCGGCTCTGTAGCGCTCTGCGCTACCATGCCGCCAAAACCCAGCAGCATATTCGCGGACAAAGGTACGCTACTGCACGAGGTGATCGTCCGCGCATTAGACGGTGAGACTGACTTTGTCGGCACCACATACGCTAACGAGACGTTCTCGCCCGACATGATGATCAACAAGATCGAACCCGCGCTGGCGTTGCTGGATGAAGTCGATCCCTCGCAGAGCATGGATTACGTCACCGAGGCAGCCGTGACGTTCGGCACACACATTCGAGGCGCTTTTGGGACTGTCGATCTTCTAGCACGACGCGGCAACACAGCCATTGTGCTGGACTGGAAGTTCGGCGACGGCGTAATCGTAGAAGCCGAGGAGAATGAACAGCTCATGTTCTACGCCGCCGCCGCGATGCGCACGCCGGGGACTAACTGGGCTTTCGAGGATGCCACCGAAATCGAGTGCATCATCATTCAACCGCCGTACATCAAGCGTTGGACAACTACGTTCGAACGTATCCGCGCATTTGAACGAGATCTGAAGCGTGCGGTAATTGCGTCTGCTCAACCGGACGCTGTGCTAGCGGTCGGTAGTCACTGCCGTTGGTGCTCTGCAAAGCCTGTCTGCCCACAAATGACCGGCGCTGTTGACCGGGCGCTGAAGACCCAACTGCTGGCGCTCGATACGCAGGCTCTCGGCGCTGCGCTAGAAACCGCAGAAGTGTTGGAGGGTTGGATCGAAGACCTGCGTTCGTTGGCCACGCGTGCGCTTGAAGGTGCGACTCCGGTGCCGGGCTGGAAGCTAGTTGCCAAGAGAGCCACTCGTCGATGGATCGACGAGAACAAAGCTATTACTGATTTGGAAGCGCTCGGCGTCGAGCAACCGACAAAGACCGAAGTTATCTCGCCCGCGCAAGCGGAGAAAATACTTAAAACGAAATTACCCGACGGACTGACTGTGTCTGTGTCGTCGGGCAATACCCTCGCCGCCGAGGACGATCCTCGACCCGAGGCGTTGCTACTGGGTAAGCAACTTTCTGCTGCCCTCATTAAACTAGGAGCACACTAAAATGGCTAACGAAATAAGCACGTTCTCGGCAGCGGGATTGCCGCAAGTCAACTCACTGACTGCCGCTCTGCGCGGTTTGCAACCAGCCTCCGGTGGTGGCGGGTTCGCAATCCTTAAGATGGATAAAACCGGGCATTGGGTCTACGGCGCTGACCAGACCGAAGTCGAAGACGGCAGCCTCTGGGCCGTTAACCCGTTCTCGTTTGTCCACGGCTATATCTCTTGGGGTGACGGTGTTGTGCTGGGTGAGAAGATGACCAGCATCTCAAACCCAAAACCGCAGATTGACGGCGCGCCCGCTGGCTCATCGCGCGGTTGGGAAGATCAGATTGGCATGTCGCTCAAGTGCGTGAGTGGCGAAGACGCTGGGCTCGAAGTGCGCTTTTCAAGCACAAGCGTCGGCGGTAAGCGTGGTGTGCAGGATCTGGGCACCAAGCTCGCCGAGCAAGTTGATAAGGATCAGACTAAACCTGTGGCTATCGTGCTGCTGAAAAAAGAACATTATCAGCACAAGTCCTACGGCAAGATCTTCACGCCCGTCTTCGATATCACGAAGTGGGCGTCGATGGAGCCGGACCAAGAGCCGGAGCTAGAGTTGCCCACTCCAGCCCCCGCTGGCCGCAAACGTCCGAGGACAGCTTAGTAAACGCCGGGGGTGGGCTTCGGCTCACCCCCTCTTTTTCTGATGGGCTACCATGATCTGGTTAGATTTCGAAACGCGCAGTCGATGCGACCTCAAGACAAGCGGCGTGTACAACTACGCTCAAGACGCCAGCACGCAAGTGCTCTGCATGAGTTACGCTGTTGATGACGGCGACGTACAGACGTGGACACGAGGCCCGCTGCCTGATTTTACGGGCCATATGATCTACGCCCACAACGCCGCGTTCGAGCGGTTGATCTTTCAATATGTGCTGGACACACCGACGCCGCCCGAGCGGTTTGTCTGTACCGCCGCGCAAGCGCGAAGCAACTGTCTGCCCGGATCACTTGAGGATATTGGCCGGGCAATGAGCAGTCAAATGCGGAAGGACTTTCGAGGTTCGCAACTCATACGCAAGATGTGTGTTCCGCCGTTTCAGCATACTCCCGCGTTGATGGCCGAGCTGATTCGGTACTGCGCGCAGGATGTACGCACGATGCGTGCGGTCAGCAAGGCCATGCGGTCGTTGTCTGCCGAAGAACTGGCTGACTATCACGTTAATGAGCGAATAAACGACCGTGGTGTTCTGCTTGATCTGCCGCTGGCGCAAGCGGCGATGCGTTACGCTCGCGCTGAACAAGCCGACATTCAAACGCTGGTTATGGAGCTGACCGACGGCGCTATCTCGTCCGTCCGCTCGCCGCGAATGCGAGAGTGGGTGCGGGACCGCCTTGGCCCCGAGGCGCGTAAGGTCATGTGGACTGACGACAAGTACTCGATAGACAAGAACGTCCGCGCGGTCCTGATCGAACGTGATGACATACCGCCGCACGTCGCTGACGTCATTCAATGCGCGGACGACCTTTGGGCCAGCAGCGTTGCTAAGTTCAAGCGCCTTGCAAGCCTTGCCGACGAAGACGACCGACGCGTGCGCGGCGCGTTTGTCTTTGCGGGCGGCGGTGCTACGGGCCGCGCATCAAGCTACGGCGCGCAAGTTCATAACTTCACACGCAAATGCGCCAAAGAGCCCGAAGTCGTTCGGAATGTGATGGTCGCCAACGGCCCGATTGTGCCTCGATTTGGGGGTCATGTGACCAAAGTGCTGAAGGGAATGCTGCGGCCCGCTCTGATACCCGCACACGGCAAGCAGTTTATCGTCGCCGACTGGGTCGGCATCGAAGCGCGCATGAATCCATGGTTGTCCGATAACGCGAGCGAGGTGTTGAATGTGTTCCGGACAGGCCAAGACATCTACGTTCGCGAGGCCAAAAAGATATTCAACACTCAAGAGATTACGCCTGAACAACGTCAGGTTGGTAAGGTCGCGGTGCTTGCCTGCGGCTACGGCGGCGGGCATGGCGCGTTTGCGATGATGGCCAAAACTTACGGCATACAGAAGACCGAGGACGAAGCTCGAAAACTTGTGACCAAGTGGCGGCACGCCAACCAGTGGGCCGTTAACTATTGGTCGGAGTTAGAGATGGCCTACTTGTCGGCTATGAAGCACCCCGGCCAAGACTTCAAGGCCGCGCGTGTAATATACAACTACGACGGCACACACCTCTGGTACGATCTGCCGAGCGGCCGCCGCTTGTGTTACCCGTTCGCCCGCCTGAACGGCGACGTGGTATCTTATTTGAAATCTTCATGGAAACCCGGCGCAGGTGCAGTTGAATGGCCGCGACACACGTTGTGGAAGGGGCTAGCCTGCGAGAATATTTGCCAAGCATCTGCAAACGATATTTTACGGCACGCGCTTCGCGGTTTAGACGACGTTGTGCTTCACATACACGATGAAATTGTCGTGGAGTGTGCGGAAGATCGCGTCGAGGAGATGCGCCGTGTGATGTGTACGCCGCCTAGATGGGCTGAGGGTCTGCCGTTGGATGTCGAAATCAAAATCATGTCGAGGTATGGGAAATGAAAGACTTCATTGCGTTTCTGGCGGCACTCGCTCCGGAAGGCGAGACTCTACTGCTGGTCAAACAGAAACGCACCGCGCTCGTTCATAACGACGGCACTCCGAAGTATGTCTGGCCCGCCATGAAGCCCGACGCGTTTCGTGAAGGCGGCGCGTGGTACGCCAACACCGGCAGTTTTATTCTCGACCGTCTTACAGTGCGTGTGTCCGCAGCATCCGCCAACGCGACGCACTGTCTCGTCATGGTTCTTGACGATATCGGCACGAAAAGCAAAGTCCCGCCTCTAAAGCCGAGCTGGATCATCGAGACATCCGCAGGCAATTTTCAATACGGTTATGTGCTCGGCGTTCAGCCAACAACCGGCGACTTTAGCGCAGCTATCATAGCTATCGCAGCGGCGGGCTATACCGACGGCGGCGCAATCAATCCAGTCCGCAACTTTCGTATACCCGGTTCGATAAATTACAAGCGCGGCGATTTCGTCTCTCGCCTCGAAGCCTTCAACCCCGAGCTAGAGTACACGCTGCCCGAGATATGCGCTGCGCTTAATGTCGTTCCGGCACTAGCCGATACGGCACAAACGCGCGCCTTGCGTATTCGCGACGATGGCAAAGACGATGTACTCGCATGGCTTGATAAGCGCGGCAACATCATGGAGTCGCAGAACGGCCAAGGTTGGTTGGGTGTGCTCTGCCCCAACGCTCTCGAACACAGCGACGGCAACACGATGGGCCGCTACATGCCCGCCACCCGCTCTTACACTTGCTTTCACGAGCATTGCGGTGATTGGGACTCGCGGCGTTTTCTTAACTGGGTCGAGCAAGAAGGCGGTCCGAAGCATCAGCCCGGCTTGCGCGATACGCTAATCGCGGGCGTGATGGCCGACGCGCTAGCCAAGATAGCCCCCACCGGCATGTTCACTGATGACGCCGCCACCGTGCTGGCCGACATCGAACGCCGTGAGTTGGGCCGGTTGGACCGGGCCGATTGGTGGGCGCGCTTTGCCTACGTTCAAGCCGATGACAATTACTTCGATCTCACGACACGCGGTGAGTTGTCGCGCGCGACCTTCAACGCGGTCTATCGGCACATCAACTGCCGTTCAGTTCACAATGGCCGCAAGATCGAAGCCAGCATATCCTTCGACGAAGAGCGCGAGTCGCAGAAGGCCAAGGTCCTCGCCGGAATAACTTACGCCGCTGGCGAGCCGGTGCTAGTGCCGCGCACCGGAGAGCTGTTTGGCAACCGCTGGCGCGACGCACGCCCGGCATCTTCGGCAGGCGACATTCAACCCTGGCTGGATCACTGCGCCGTGCTTGTGCCCGACGCCCTTGAGCGGGAGCACTGCTACAACGTGATGGCCTACCGCGTGCAGCACCCCGGTCAGAAGATCAATCATGCCGTGCTGCACGGCGGTCTGGAGGGTTGTGGTAAAGACACGATGTGGGCTCCCATGATCTGGGCCGTGTGCGGGCCGCAGCTACACAACCGAGGCATCATGGACAACGACACGGTGTCCAGCCAGTGGGGCTATCAACTTGAATCCGAGGTGCTGCTCATCAACGAGCTGCGTGAGCCTGACGCGGCACAACGGCGCGCCTTTGCAAATAAACTCAAGCCGATTATCGCAGCGCCGCCGGAGTACCTACCGATTAATCGAAAGGGTCTGCACCCCTACATGATGCTCAACCGGATCTTTGTTCTGGCGTTCTCGAACGACCCCTCGCCGATCTCGCTGTCTTCGCAAGACCGACGGTGGTTCTGCATCTGGTCCGCCGCTCCGCGTATGCTGCCCGGCCCGGCCATAAAACTTTGGAACTGGTACAACACGAGCGGTTTTGTTTCCATCGCTGGTTGGCTTCACGCTCGCGACGTGTCGAAGTTCAATCCCAAAGCCGCACCGCCAGAGACCGAGTTCAAGATCAATCTGATCGAACACGGAATGAGTACCGCAGAGGCCGTGCTGGTGGACATGATGAACGAACGGCGTGGGGAGTTCGCACGCGGTGTGATCGGGTCGCCGTTCTATGCCGTCTGCTCCAAGGTCAGCACCGACATGCCGATTGGCACCAAGGTGCCCCCCGCCGCGCTGCTACACGCTCTTCAGGAGGCGGGTTGGAAGGACATGGGCCGCATCTCATCGGGGGACTACCCCAACAAAAAGCACATTTTTTGCGCACCAGCCCTGACGCACCTGACTAAATCGGATTTGAGGCGCATCCTTGAGGACGCCCCCGCGAAACTTAGCCTTGTCAAGTAGGCCCCCTTTTGGGATATGTTAGCATTTAACCAGCGCCGAGGAGCCGCTATGACAAATCCCGTTGTTACGCAAACCCGCCTAAGCGCCCATGAAAAAGTTTGCGCGGAACGGTACGCCGACATCAAAGAGGCTTTCAAAACCGTACACAACCGGCTCGATAAGATCATGTGGTCGTTGATGGGTGTTCTAATCGCCATGGTCGGCTGGTTGTTAACAAACAGCGTAACGTGGACGAATTAAAAAACGATCTAATTGCCGACGAGGGCATTCGGTTAAAACCGTATTTATGCCCCGCTGGTAAGACAACCATCGGCGTCGGCCGAAACTTAGACGATGTCGGCATTACCGAGGCCGAGGCTATGACTCTGCTTGATGATGACATCGCTCGGGTTACAGCACAGCTCGCTAAAGCGCTTCCCTGGCTGCAAGGCAACAACGTCCAGCGCGCCGTGGGTAATATGACCTTTCAGATGGGCTTGGGCGGAGTGCTGAAGTTCAAGAAGATGTTAGCCGCTCTACAGGTCAAGGACTACACCACGGCTCGTAGAGAAGCCTTAAACAGCGCGTGGGCTAGACAAACACCGCAGCGCGCAAAACGTGTAACCGACTTAATGAAGGACGATTAAAATGGACACGACAAAATGGTACGCTAGCAAGACTTTGTGGGTAAACGTAGTTGCCACCTTCGCCACCCTGGCCGGGGTGTTCAAGCTCGACCTCGGCCTGACGCCCGACGTTCAGGCAACCGTGGTGACGACCATCCTGGCGCTAGTTAATATTGGTCTGCGCTTCGTGACGAAGACCCCTATTGTTAAGTGATCGGTTTTATTAAAGCGGTCTTTGGGGCGCTCGGGGTGATCTTCGGGTTTCTCAAAGACCGGCAACTTATCAACGCTGGCAAAGCGGAACAGGCCAATGACACTGCTCAAGCTACGCTGGACACCATTGCTAAGGTTGTTGTTCCTATTACCGATGTTGATCGTCAGCGGGTGTGGGACCGCCTCCAAGCCAAGCGTGGATCCAAGCCGAGTGTGCCTGATGATCCCGCCGCCTGACCTAGAGAGCCCTACCAAGTGGATGATGGACTACGCGGTGGTGTGGTCTGACCGGTTGAAATGTGGATAAAAAAGGGGGTGAGCCTAAGCCCACCCCCGAGAGGTTATGCGTATTCCAAGACTGGCTTCGCAATCCTTACCACCTTGTGCGTTGCTTTATCATAGTAAGCGCTGACCTTCCTCGCAATTCTCTTGAGGGGCTTTTCTTCATCCTCGATAACTTGACCGTTGACGACAGTGCAAGCCGCTGGCCTGTCCTTGTAGGTCGGAAACACGCCTTCGTCGGTAGCGTGCCAACCGTCGCAGTCGGTCACATCGTAGATGTAGATGTTGAGGCCCTCGGGAAATGAGAACAAGTGGCCCCAGTCTCTCGGGGCTTGCTTCTCGACCCCCACGACAGCCTTGAGGATGTCGCTGTCTCGGCACCAAGTTGAGCCGCAGCCGATTGGGGCAAACGCGAGGTAGCTCTTCACCTTGGCTTGTGCCATGATGTCTATTCCTTCTTCACAATGTCAAAGACCCCGCCGCTGTAACGGCGGGTGTCACCCCCGAG